ATGTGGCCGAAGGCCATTCGGTCATCGTGCCCAACGAGCAAGTGACGCATTTCATGGCTGAGGTAGATACGCTCCGCAACGACGTGGCACGGCTGCAGCAACGAGTAGAACGCTTCAACCGATAGAATTTAGCAACCTCACATGACAAAGGCCACCCGAAGGTGGCCTTCAAAGTCTCTCGGATGAGAGATGGCAACTGTTACTGTGCAGAGCCAGGCATGACCATGCAGTCGGAGTAGGCGTCGGTAACGCCTGCTGCGCCAAGGTCAGTGCTGCCGGGGGTGAAGGTAGTCGACGCATCGGTCGTCACCTTGATCAGACCCACCAGCGTCAGGTTAGCAGCGGGAGCGCCAGGCACCGGGCAGGGATCGCCAGCAGCCACGATGGGACCCTGAGAGGTCGACACGGTGCCGGAAGCGTTGATCCACACGCCGAACAGACATGCCGAGCTCGGGCCCACGGCAGTGTGGCCAGAGCTGAAGGCGATGTTGTCGGTGGCAGCCTTGGACTTGAACACGCCGTTGTTGGTGAACGTCAGCGTGTTGACAGTCTTGAAGGTGTTGGCGTTGGTGCCTTCGGCCAGGCCGGCGGCGGTCAGCGACACGTAGCCGCTGTTAATTTGCTCGAGGTTGTAGGACATGGAAGTGCTCCTTAATCTTGGGTAGACAGGGTGACGGCCGTGGCGGTCGTCGGGACAGTTGAGGCGTTGTAGTCAGTGCGGAGCTGGTTGACAGTCGCTTGCAGCGCCTCGAGGTCTGCCAGGATGGACACGAGCAGCGGGCGCAGCTCACGCGAGGTGAGAATGTCCGGCAGCTTTGCCATCCGCACGTTGATGCTTTCGCTCATGGTGTGGTCCTTTCAAAGTGATGGGGCCGGATCACTCCGGCCCCAGGTCATCACAGAGCGGTCACACCGCACTCGATACGGGCCATGAAGGCTTCGTTCAAGCGCACGGTAGCGAACCAGGTGGAAGCGCCCACGTAGCCGAACTGGCCCAGCGGGTTGGCGTGGTTGGTCTGGGAGGCCTTCAGGACCACCGGCTTGATGGCCGACATGCCCTTCAGAGCGACCTGGCCCCAGCAGTCTTCACCGATCACGATGAAGGGGTACACGTCCACGTTGGAGCCGCCAACGGACAGCATGCCGTTGGTGGTGTTGGAGCCAGCGCCAGCGAAGGACTTCAGCAGCGGGGAGCTGATGAAGCGGAAGTCTTCGCAAGCACCGACTTCACGGTCGTGGATCGGCTTGAACGAACCGTACTCTTCCACGCGGGTGAAGCCGGCAGGTTACGGACGTCGCTCACAGCGTCGGTGTGCACGAACACGATGTAGGCCGGCTGCACGGCGCGGGTGCCGAAGTTGACACCAGGAGCCAGGCGGCTGGTCACGCGACGAGCGCGGTTCGACTCGAGGGTACGAGCGGCCTTGCGCAGAGCGTTCAGGCTGACGGCGGTGTTCACGGCCGAGCGGCTGGAGCCGTTGGCGTAGATCACCGTGGAGCCAGCCTTCAGCACGCCGTAGCGCACCATCTCCATCACTTCGGCCAGGGTCTCGCCGGTCAGCTTGACCATCTCGCCAGGGATGTCGTCTTCGTACAGCTGCTCGACTTTGGAGCTGTACTTGAACAGCACGCCGTACTGCTGCAGGGTCACCGACACGTCCTGGAAGGAGATCGTGTTAGCGTTGGGGGTCACACCTTCGGCCAGCACAAAGTTGCTGGCGGTGATGTCAGGCGTACCGACATAGCGGTTGGAGCCTTCGATCGACGTGCCGGTGGTGGAAGCGCCGAAGGGCAGAGTACGACGGAACACCAGGGTGTCAGTCGAGTTCTGCGGCATCTCGCGCTGAGTGCCGAAATCACCAAGGACGGTGATGGGTTGCGCATGCTCGAGCATGCCTTGAGCAGCACGGATAAGGTTCCGGCTTGCTACGGTGCCGTAATTTTGGATAGACATTTCAGGTCCTTTTCAGAAAGTTGTTTCAGAATCCCCGCTGCGCGCGTGTTTCATCGCGCTTGCGGGCTTCGTAGTTCCACAGCTCTTCGGGGCTCATGTCGTCCAGCGTCTTAGGCGGCGGCGTGTGCCCCGGTCGAGTTGTCGCGGCTGCAGCGAGTCGTGCTCCGCGCTCTTGCTTGATCTCCGTGGCCGAACGCTTCTTCGACTCCTCGAACATGTCGAGCATGCGAATGGCATCCTTTGCCAGTGGGCTTTCAGCCAAGGCTCGCACTTCGGGCTTTTGCATCGCGAACCAGGCGGTGAAATCAGAAGCTCTGATCGTGTCCTTCCAGTTCTCGTACTTGCCCTCGATGCGAGCCTCTTCCAGGCGACGGGCGAACGTCTGCTCCACCTCGGCGACCTTCCCTTGCACGAACTGCGCGACTGCCTCGGGAGACAGCGCTTGGTTCTGCTGGGGAATCGCACCGAGCTTGGCGCCCACGTACTCTTCCATCGCCCCGGCCCACTCCGGGAAATCTTGCTTGAGCTGCTCCCACTTCTCGGGGTTCTTAGCGGCGGCAGACATTTGTCCTTGCGTTGGCGCATCGGCTGCAGCAACTGATTGCTGTGCGCGACGGGCCTGCTCGAACTCACGTTGCATCGCTGCTACGCGACCCTCGGCGGTCTTTACGTGGTGCAGCAGTTGGGCATTGGCTTCTTTCAGCGCATTGATCTCTTGCGACATCGATGCACGGATCTCGGCCAGCGGATCAACCGGCTCCTGATTCGGCGCGGGTTCAGCAGGGTCTGCAGCGGCTGCTGCGGGCTCTACCGGCTCCTGGTTGCCATCGTTCTGCGGCAGATCTTGGTCTGCGGCAGCGGCCTGGACATCGGGTGCGGGTGAGTTATCACCGGCATCGAGTTTTGCGGCCTCTTCGTTCCAGATTGCTTGCGCCTGGTCTGGGGTCAGTTCTTCTTCCACTTTGGTTGCCCTCCAAAAACAAAAGCCGCCCATAAGGCGGCTTTCTTCACACGGTCAACCGGGACTCAGTCGTCCGGGTCAACCACCACACCTCGAGTTGCCGCATTGGGCAAGTCGAGAAATCTTTTCAGCAAACGGATCTCACCTCTCAGCGCCGCAGTTTCAATGTCGGAGAGCGATACTGCGTCGTTTTTGTCGCGCGCTTTTTTGAGCTCGGCTTCCACCCATTTGCGGATGCCGTGCCACGCGGGAGAGTTGAAATCGATCATGATTCTTTAGGGCGCACTGGCCCCGTCAAAATTCTAGGTCAGCTGTTGCGTGATTCCCACACATCAGCTTGAGAGTGATGCTAAGTGCATCACTGTGTTTTCTTGTCTTGCTTGCCATCGAGCTTGTCGAAGATCTGGTGCAGGATCTGTTTCACCTCGGCGATGTCGGCCCGGTAGTCCTCCTTGGCCACGTACTCCTTGGGGAGCTCAGCGATCTTGTCTTCGAGCTTCTGCACCTTGCGGGTGAACCAGTTGAACACGAACACCGCCAGGAACCCGGCGATGCTCACGACCATGTTGAAGATCTGCTGGTTGTCCACCTTCTTACTCCAGGAACAACAATTTGAAGTTGGTGCGTTGGAAGAGCTTGACGACTTCGTCAAGCGTGTTTTGAAGCGAAGTGTCATCAGTCACCTCACGCCGATTGTCCTGGATCCAGGCCTTGATCTGAGTCAGCACGTCGGCGATCTGGCCCTCGTACTCGTTGTCGAGCAGCGGGATCTCCAGCAACGTGTCGTACTCGCCCTGGTAGCACTCGATGAACTCGTCGGCCAGGTCGATGATGCCGGCATAGAACCCGCCCAGTGCCTCGTGCGCAGCGAAGCTGCCAGGCCCCGTCGTGCGCAAGTGCGCACGGTGAGCCAGGTCACGCGCCAGGAACAAGTGCGCGGCCAGCAAGCCGGCGGTCTTGTCGCTGTTCATCAGTAGCCCACCTTGCTGTAGCGCGCGTGGATGGCCACGGTGGCCGCCAACACGGAGCCAGTGCCGCCGGAGGCGATCGGGCGGATGTAGGCCGGGTTCTCGTTGGCCGTGCCGCCGCCGGCAGCGGTCACGCTCAGAGCAGAGGTGCCGCCTTTCTTGGTGAGGTCGAACCAGTTGGTGCCGTCGTTCGAGCCTTGCAGCTTGACGGTAGCGCCGCCAAACGTGCCGGTGACCTGGAACGTAAGGTCAGCGGAGAACGGCAGCGAATAAGGCGCGCCGTCGTCTGCGCCGCCAAGGGCCCAGGACAGGATGATGGCGCCGTTGACGCTGTTGCGGTCGGCGCTGGTGAGAGCGATGGTGGCCATGAAGATCTCCTTGGGTGTGAATTAGAACGCGGCGCGCACGCCGGCGGGCAGGCCCACTTGGGCGTTGTCGGTGAAGTACGTCATGGGGTCGCCCTGCACCACGTTGTTGATGAGGCCGCCGCCAAAGCCGATCGGCGAGGCGTTGACGTTGGGGTTCGCCGTCTGCGTCGTGGCGGGGTTGTTCGTGCGCACGGGACGCACGCGCGTGTAGTTGAACACGCCGGCGGCGCGTGCCGCAGCCGGCGAGCTGTACATCGTGCCGTCGGGCCCGTACACCGCGCCCATGGTTGTGTCGGTGCTCGAGCTGCCGCCGGCCGGCGCGCCGCCACCGTCGACGGTGGTGCCAGTGTCGCCAACGACGCCGCCGCCGCCGCCGCGGC